AGTCGAGTTGACGGCTGTCAGGCGACGTACCACGATCGGTGCGGGGGGGGGCGGGTATCACGTCAAAGGGGCCGGAAGTGATATCGAGCGTACGGTTTGCGCGCGTGTGACGCCGCGACGGCGTATCGCGGCACGCACGTAATGGCAAGGGCGGTAGGCTGCGGCCAATCAGTTCGCACCGTAAGACCGGATCGATCGCCCATGAAATTTGCTTTGGCTACTGACTTTGGTCCAGGGATTAGCGCCTCTCCGCCGGGCCGTCCCGAGGACCTTGACGCGACCCAGATCCTGGCGCGGCGCAATTTTCTCTGGTGGTATCTCAGCACGGCCGGCACGCCGGACCCCGTCACTGGCCGCGTAAGCCGCTGGAGTCACCGCTTGATCGCGCGCATCTTCGGCGTTACGCAACCAACCGTTACGCGAGGAATCGCGGCGATCGTCGCACTTCAGGAGGATTTGGCCTGTGTCCGACGCGCCGACGCCGCCCGCTAAAGCCGCCCGCGACCGCCGCCTCCCGGGGCACCGCGCTTACGTCCCGCCCCCAACGGTCATCCTCCTCGGCTGTGCTCAACTAACGCCTGATCACCGTTTCGGCGCCGCGAAAGAGCCGCCGCCGTTTCACGCCCCTGGCCCGCCCGAGGCGATCGGCGAGGCGGACGAGGTAACCGTGCACGGCGTGCGGATCTTTCGGCGTCGCGACCGCGGCGGGACTTGGTCGCCCGATCGTTGTCCGACCTGCCGCGGCAGCGTCACTGCGTCCTCGGGGCCGGTTGCTGACGCGACCTATTGCGTACGCTGCGACTCGATGAGCGCCGCAAACGAGACCCGACTTCGACTGCAGCGGTTTGCCGATGAGACCGGCCGGGCGGAGCGCAAGCGGAGTAAACACATACCGTGCCGGCGGGCGGCCTCGCCCTCCGGGCCGATCCTCTCGGAACGTGACCGTCGCCGGCTATACAACGGCTACCGCGGGGCTATAGATAGGCCGGGCGAGTTGCCCGCCTCCGGCCCCGCGCGGCGCCGCTGCGAGGCCGCGCGGGCGTGGCTCGCACAGATCGGTCAGCTTCCGGACTGGTCGCTCGTTCTTGACCGTCACGGGCGTGTTGTCGCGACGCTCTCAACGGCCCCCGCTCCGGAGGTCGCCGCCGGATGATATCCCCCCTGCTCCTGCTCGCCCAGGTCGCCGCTAGTAAGCCGGATGATCTCGAAACTGCTATCGCCGCGGTTAAGGCCGAGGGCCTCGGCGGGCTAGTACGGACGCTTGCCGGTCTCGTTTGGGCCGACGGCTTCCGCACCGGGGTCGCCGTCGGTGGCCTAGCCGCCCTCGCCGTTGTCGCGGCTGGCCTAGTCGCCGGCCTGCTGCTCCGCTCTGAACGCCGCTGAGATGCCCTAATGCGTGCCGTGCTAGTCCTCTTGGCCCTCGCTAGTCAGCCGGGGCCGATCCCGGATAGCCGTGGCGAAATAGCACTGACGGTGCCTGAGTACCGGGGCGTCCGGGCGACCGCCCCGATCCCGCCCTCGATGCACGTCCGTAATGAGGGCGGGATCGACGGCGCCGGCCTATGCGTCATCGCGTCAATCCTCGCGAACGGGCAGTACCAGGGCGTCCCGGGGCTAGAGGGCGGGACGGCCTCGACGCTCTGGCGGACAGCAAAGCGGCGGCCGGGCGGATACTCCCCAGATAAGCTTGAGCGGCTTGTCAGTCAGGTACTACCGGATGAGAAGTGGGCGAGTTACGTCGGCCGCGACCCGTCGATCCTCGATAAGCTCTCCCGCCAGGGCTACCCGATCGGCGCGACGATGAATACCGGTGCCCTGTACGGCTACCGTCGTATTCATCACATGATCTCACTGATCCACTATCGGACCGGGGAGTGGGCATCAGTCGTCGATAACAACGATCCGGGCAAGTATCACTGGATGCCCGCTGCGGAGTTTGCTCGGCGCTGGGTAGATGGTGCCTACGGCTGGGCGTGGATTTGGACGCGGTTGCCAGCCCGGCCCGCGCTCTTTGCTGGCGTCTCCGTTGCGGCCTTTGCCTTACTCGCCCTCCTGCTTTTTCGCCGTCTTCGTACCGCGTTGACCGCGCGGCGCCGGCTCGCGGCTGCCGTCCTCCTAGTGATCCTGCTTGCCTCCGCGCCGGTAAACGCGCAGGTCTGTCATAGCGGCCGGTGCCGGACGCCACCGCGGACTACGCCAGCGCGGGTATACGCGGGCACCGAGGGGGTTTACGCCGTGACCCTCGGCGGACGAGTTGTGCACGTCCGCGGCGTGCTCCGTCCGGACGGGTACGTCCTCTTTAGCTATGAGGCGAACCCGCATCTTCGGCAGCCGCCGACGCCACCGCCGGTTTTAAGATCGAACGTCCCCGCTCTAACGCCGTCGCCTAAGCCGCCGTCGCCGCCGACCCGCAGTGAAGACCGGGATGCCGCCCGCTCCGCGGAGCCGCCGGTAATTGCCCCGGACCTGACGGTCGTAACGGACGCGGCGGGTGACGGCGTTATCAACTACGGTGTCGATCTGGTCGTCCCGGAGGGCCTCGCAGCGCTTGACGTAATCGCTACGAATGACCCGGAGTTTCACCCCGACGGGCTGCCGATAGCTGAACTGCCGGGCATTGCTCTATCAGCGGAGGAGCTACTTAAGATTAGCGCTCCCGCCTTGGCCCTCCTCGGTCTTAGCGTCCTTATCTGTCTACGGCGCAGGGCATCCTCTCGACTATGCCACCGATGACGTTTTCGATCCCGGCGATCCCGGCCGTTGACCTTATCGTCTGGGGTATTATCGCCGCCCTCGCCGTACTCGAGCTACGCGCTTTGCTGCGCGGCCGCGGGTCTGGGCCGGCGGCCGAGATCATTCCCGCGGGCGGCGTATCTGGCGTGCCGGTTGGCCCGGATCGCGATGCGAGGATTGCCGCTCAGGCTGCTGACCTCGTCCTCCGTTACGACCTTGAGGCGCTAGCGGCCGCCGCCGTCCTGAAGGCCCGGGAGGTCCGGGCGAAGGCCGCCCACCCGGCCGCCCTCGGTCGGTCGCTCGCCGAAGAGCTACTTAGCCGTGACGCGCTCTAACCCGACTCGCCCCGGAGCCGCCGCTGATGCCCCGCCGCGTCTATACTGACGCCGATCGGGCCGCCTTCCTGCGGACGCTCCGCGCTTGCGGCGGAAACAAAACCGCCGCCGCCCGCAAAGCGGGCATCTCGCGCAATACGGCGATGCTCTGGGCCGCTGAGGCCGCCCGGTACGACCCTCCGGCGTCGCTCGGCTCGCTCGAACCGCCGCCGGAGGCTATGCCGGCTACCGGGGCGACCGAAAAGAAGATGTCGCCGGTCGGCGCCGAGATCCTATCCGGGCTAACTCATTTTTTGCGCACCGCCGAAGCGCTAATCTCCGCCGCCGGCGGCCCGGTAACCCTCGCCTCGATCGCGGAGGCGATCAAGTCAAGCGGCCGAGAATCGCCCGAGGGGCGCGGCCCGAGCCGCGAGGCCGAGATCCCGACGCCGCCGGCGGCCGGGGCAACTATGCCGCCCGTCAGGCCCGCGACGACGAAGGGGGCGGGCCTAGCCGACGAGTTGCTCGCCCGGCTCCGAAAAGGCCCGGTTCCTCTCGCGGAGGTCTGTAGGGGTGTTGTGGCCGACCTTACAGATCGTGGCTACCGACTACACGAGGCGGGCGGCCTTCTTTCGCTAGATCGCCGCCCGCCGATCGGAGGCGGCGATCGGCCGCCGCTCGTTTTACTCTCGGACCGGCACGGCGTCTATCGACTCGGACTAACCGGCGATACGCACATCGGTAGTAAGTACTTCCGGCCGGACGTAATCGAGGGTCTCTATGATTTGTACGCCGCAGAGGGCGTACAGGCGGTCCTGCATACCGGCAATTGGATCGAGGGCGAGGCGCCGTTTAACCTACACGACCGGACCGTCTACGGCATGGACGCCCAGCTCCGCGAGTTAGCCCGCGTCTACCCGCGCCGGCCGGGAGTAATAACCTACGCGATCGCCGGCGATGACCACGAGGGCTGGTACGCGCAGCGATCTGGCGTTGATATCGGCCGGATGGCCGAGCGAGCGTTTCGTGACGCGGGTCGAGACGACTGGCACGATATTGGTTATATGGAGGCTCACGTAGTACTCCGCCACCGAGAGACGGGCGCAGAGGCGATCCTGACGGTGATGCACCCCGGCGGCGGCTCTGCCTACGCGACGAGCTACGCGGCTCAAAAGGTCGTCGAGAGTTTCGGCGGCGGGGAGAAGCCGGCCGTCCTGGCGATCGGTCACTATCATAAGCTGGACTTTCTGAATATCCGGAACGTCTGGGTCTATCAGACCGGGACCGCTCAGGATCAGACGCCGTTTATGCGCAAGCGGCGTCTCGAAGCACACGTCGGCGGCCACCTCGCAACGCTCTGGCAGGACCCTCGGACCGGTGCGATCGTCGAGGCGGCGGCGCGGACCCGACGCTATTTTAACGTCGGGTATTACGACGGTCGCTGGAGTCACTCTGGTCCCGTTACTCTCCCCCCTACTTACCCAAACGGAGTCCCGGCCTAATCTGCTCGGGGCCGCGTCGCAGGACGCGTCGCTTTCGCCGTGCCTGCCGCGTGCTCGGCCGCCCCGGGCCGCTCCGGAGCCGCCGCGATGTTTGCCCCTCTTCTTCGCCGCCTTGTTTACCGCGTCGCGTATCTCGTCTGGCTCGGTGCGCGGCTCCTCGCCGAAGCGTGGGCTGACGGGAAAACCGAGGCGGACCGATCGCTCGCCCGTCGCGGCCTACGCCGGTGATCCCCGACGACTGGCTCCTTTGGGTGCCGCCGTCGGAGATCCTCGGTCGCTGGATCTTTGGCCCTGCCCTAACGCTCGCCTCGCTCCGCTGCCTTTGGTCTCTCGTCTGCCTTATCCGCGCAACCAGCCGGCAACCCGCGCCGCGTAACCGTCCTAATAGGTAGGTCTCTCCTCTTGTCGTGAAGCTACCATGGCTAATCCTGACGTTGTCTGGAAAGGCAACCCGGTACTCGAAAGCCTCCTCGTCCCGATTGGCAGCCTAACGCCTGATCCGGCGAATGCTCGGTTGCACCCGGCGCGGAATCTAGAAGCGATCCGCGGGTCACTTGCGCGGTTCGGTCAGCAGAAGCCGGTCGTTATTGACGACTCAGGTATCGTTCACGCTGGCAACGGGACGCTCGCTGCAGCGAAGGCGCTCGGGTGGACACACCTTGCGGCCGTCCGCTCTGACCTTAGCGGCGTAGAGCTAACGATGTACGGGATCGCTGATAACCGGACGAGCGACATGGCGGAGTGGGACGAACGGGTCCTCGCCGCTGTGCTCGACGGCCTCCGAGAAGAAGACGACTGGGAGCCGGAGGCGGTCGGATTTACCGAAGAGGAGATCGCTGAGCTAAGCCGCCGAGTCAACACCGATCCGATAGCAGACTTCGGCGAAGAGCCAGCCGATGATGACGCGCGTATGCCGAATAACGTAATTCTGCTCTTCGGTTACTACCGGTTTCTAGTCGCACGTGACGACTACCTTCGATGGAACGAGGAGGTAACCGGGGCGGTTGGTCTTGCTGTAGCAGATATCGAGCGGGAGATCCGCCGGAGACTCGGGCTGCCATGACGACCGATATCCGGCTCGTGCCGATCGACCAGATACGGCCGTTTGCGCAGAACCCTCGGAGGGCGCACGCACGTCGCCTTGACTGGCTAGAGCTATCGCTCCGCAAGCTCGGCTTTATCCTGCCGATCTATACGGACGCCTCTGGCGTTATCGTTTCTGGGCATCAGCGTGTAACGGTCGCTCGCCGTCTCGGCTATTCGGAAGTCCCGGTTTCGATCGCTCCGGTCGAGCAGGGCCGCAATGCGTATATGGCGCGGAACCTACTCTTTAACCGCTCGACTAACGATATGAGCGGAGCGGATACCGGACAAAACATGGAGCAGCGGCTCCTTGAGCGTATTGCGGCGATCGACCTCGACGCAATTCCGGACGCCGAAGGGGACGAGCGATTCGCGTGCTTAAACGCCCGGCCGCTACCCGTCGCCGATCTTGTCCGCGTAAATCACGGTCGCTGGTCGATGCAGGTGCAGAACGGCGCGCGGACGCTCGCTCGGGCGGGCGTCGATATGCCGATCGTCGCGACTGCCGAGACGCTCCGCGTCGTTAACGGCCGTGGCCGCCTGCATTACGCCGCCCGTGTTAACCGGGCCTCGATCCCCGTCGTCTTAATTCCGGAGGAGAAGGGCGAACTGGCCGAGGTTCTGACGAACCTCCTTACGATGGATTTTGCGATTAACGCTGAGTACGCCGACTTCCTCCGCTACAATTCTTTTCGCCGCGCAAGCCGGGTCCGCAGGGGGACTCTTGGCTCGGGCTTTACGTTTTTGCTTTCAAGAAAAACGACGGCTTTTAACCCGTCAGACCCAAAGCAGATGGCCGCCTGGCGACGGATATACGGCCCGCGGATCGTAGACTTCGGCGCCGGTCACCTGCACGAGACAGAGCTCCTACGCTCGCTCGGCATCCAGGTCTCGCCGTTCGAGCCGTACCGGCTAGGCGACGACGGAGAGATCGACCGGAAGGCGTCTATCTTGCTCGCCCGCGAGTTCCTCGCCGATGTTGCTTCCGGGGTGCAGTGGACCTCGATCGTCTGCTCCGCCGTATTTAACTCGGTCCCTTTTCGGGAAGACCGCGAGGCGATCGTGCGGATTTTTGCTGCTCTCTGTAGCCCAACGACTCGTGTCTTTGCGGCAACCGATTCGCGTCGGGTGCCGCAGTACGCTAGCACGCTGAGCGACGACGCGTACTTAGATCGTGTAACCTCGCATAATACGAAGTTTCTCTTCCCGTACGAGCCTGGCGTAACGCTCGGCGACCTACGAGGCCGGCCTAAGGCTCAGAAGTACTTTACCAGTCGGGAGTTTGCCGACCTCTTTTCGATCGCCTTCGATCGGGTTCGGGTCAAGCAAGAGGGAGGGCGGATTGCGCTAATCGCGGAACAGCCGCGGCCGTTAGAGTATAATCGTTTACGGGAGGCAATCCTCTTCGAGTTTGACCTTCCGTACCCGGACGGCACGCGGATGGGACTAGCCGAGGAGGCTTTAGCTGCGTTCGGCCGCCGGCTCGGCATCGATTCGTGGGGCGACTACGATGACCGGCCCGATCCTTCTCCTGGACCTAAACTACACCCTCGCTGAGACGCCGCCCGGCGATTTGACTCGCATCCCGATGAGTAGGCGAATCGCGACGGAGACTTACCGCTCGTGGCTCGTCGCGATTGCGCGCCGGTACCGAACCGTACTAATGACGGCCCGGCCGGTCCGATGGGCGAATGCGACACTAGCCCGGATCGCTGATGTAACCGGTTGGCAACCGCAGTGGGCGTTTTTTAACGAGTTTGGCCTATCGCCACCGGAAGCGAAACTACACGCGTTAGTCACGCGTGTTATGCCTAAGCTCGGCTATGACGGCCGGCTCTACCTCGGGCTGGAGTCGAACCCGAAGACCCGGCTTAAGTACGCCGAGGCAGGCATACGGTCGCTCGCCGCGACCGACGAGCAGACCGTCCTTGAAGCGATTGCCGCATGGACTCCGTAATCGACTGCGTGGTGCCCTCCGGGGCATGGACTTTCGACGCCGAGGTCGCCGCGTGCTTCCCGGATATGCTCCGCCGGTCGATCCCTGACCTCGACCGGATGCGGGAGCTAGTCCTTCGCGTCGGCCGTCGCTTTGTCCGGCCGGGGACCGATATTGTCGACCTCGGGTGCTCCCGGGGCGATATGATTGTGCCCTTTTGGCGGGAGTTCGGGGCGACGAATCGGTACGTGCTGCTCGATAACTCCCCGGCGATGACCGAGGCTGCCCGGGCGGAACTTGCCGGGCCGATTCAGACGGGCCTTGTCGAGGTCCGCGACTTTGACCTTCGCCGCGGCTACCCGACGGCAAAAGCGAGCCTTACGCTTGCCGTCCTGACGCTTCAATTTATCCCGGTCGAGTATCGGCCGCGTATTCTGCGCGAGGCCTGGCGGACGACCGTACCGGGCGGCGCGTTGATCCTGGTCGAAAAGACGATCGAGGCAAACGCCGAGGCCGACGACCTGCTCGTAAGCCTCTACCTCGCCGAAAAGGCCGCGGCCGGCTATAACGCCGCGGCGATCGAGGCGAAGCGGCGGGCGCTCGAGAACGTCCTCGTCCCCCTAACGCCAGCCGGTAACGTCGAGCTACTCCGAGCCGCCGGATACGCCTTTATCGTACCGTTCTGGCGGTCGCTTCAGTTCGCCGGCTGGGTCGCCGTGCGGTCGTAGCCCGTAGGGCGAATCGAACGACCGCCGCCAGTCGCCGCCGAGGCGGACCCATACGCCGAGGATCGCGCCGGTTAGGTTCGACGTAATGCTAACCCGGCACGCCCGCGGGGTCGAAGTCATAAGCCGCTCGGCGGCTTCGCGAGCCGAGCGTACTCCGATCCGCGTATCGCGACAGAGTAGCTGCCCGGCTGCGTCCTCAACAATGATATCATGCGAGACTTTATGTACCATCGTTAGTCCCTTCTTCAGGACGGCCGGTCACCGTGACCGGCCGCGGGAAGAAACTCATGCTTGCGGCGGTGACGCCGACCAGCCCAAGGCCTCGACGATCCAGTGGCACTCCGGGTTGTCTAGATGCGGCGCAAACTCGTTGGACGCCGCGTATCCCGACGGTGTGTCATCATCCACCCACCCAACAAGAACCGGGTCGCCGTTTGTTTCCAAATAGACCCACTCTTCGTTTTGCCCCGATGCGTCGGGGCCAATCATCAGGATCTGGCGATCGTCACCGCGGCGCCCGTTGTCCGCGATTTCTTGGGCGTATTTCGCCCACACCTTGATGTTGGCCGTGATGTGTTTGATTTCAGTGCTCATCTTAGTTCCTCCTAGGCAGGGATAATGTGGCCGGCCACCGCGACCGGCCGCAGGTCGAGCTTACTCCTGGTTCGTCCGGCCCGCCCTGTTGGCCGCCGGTACACTAGAATTATACTGCATGAAGGTACAATGTCCAGCCTGTTTTCTTGCTAGATCGGGATTTTTTTTGGAGGCTTTTCGTGACCGAAAAACTTGTATCGATCCTTAAAGGCGCGGGCCTTGCAGCCGTCGGCGCCTTTTTGACAGTGGTACTGCAAAGCATCTCGCAAACCGACTTCGGCCCTTACGCCGTCGTCGTGGCGGCCGCCCTATCGGTCGCAGCAAACGCGATCCGGAAGTTTACTCCGGAACTTGCTGACGCGATCGCTCGCGTCGTCGAGTCGCTCCGCAACTAACTACGCTTTGACGATCTTTTAGGACCTCGCGATGCTCGTCCTTAAGCGAAAAGACGGCGACTGGCTAACGATCACTCACGAGGCAAGCGGCGATCGCCTGCGTATCCGCGTGCAAAAGATTCAGATCGACCCGCGCCAGGCCGACCTAGTCTTCGACGACGCGCCCCGAAAGTTTACGATCGAACGTGACGAGCGAGCGGTCCGTCATCCCGCTCCCGTGAGGCCCCGTCTAGCCGTATATACCCGCCTGTCCGCTCAGGAGCGCACCTGATGCTTTCTACCGTCCTTACTCTCGGGGTCGGCATACCGCTTGCCCTGCTCGTTATTACTTACGGCCGGGTCATTAAAGACCTACGCGGGCAGCTTTGTCGGGCTAAGGACCGGGAGCACGCCGCCGTAACGGCAGCGCGGGCAGCGAGCGCCGAGCGGGACGAGGCCCTCGTCGCCCTTCAGGCAGCCCGCGCTGATAACCAGCGTTTTGCCGCCGCGGTCGAGGACTACCGCGCCCGTCTCGCAGCGACAAAACGGGGGGCGGCCGCCGAGATCGATGACCTTAAAGCGCGGTTCGCCGCGGCAGCGGCGGCAGCCGAGCTAACCTACAGCGAGACCTATAACGCGGCGAGGCGCGAAGCTCTCGGCGAGGCGTGCGACCGCCTCCGCGAGCTAGCCGACGAACTCGACCCGGACCTCGAAGACGCCGAGGAAGCAATCGACGCCGCCACTCGGTCGGCCGACCGGAGCGGGGACGACGAGGACGACTAATGGCGCGGCCCTGGGAACGACTGCCGAGGGAGCCTGAGACGGCCTACGCGGCGTTTCGCGTCTATCTTGAGCAGCCACCGCACCGCCGTTGCGTCGAGCGGATGGCCGACCCGCACCTCGGCCCTCCGCTACCCGAGGGGCTGCCACGCTGGCACCCCGCACACTATTGTAAACTCTCTGCACGGTGGAAGTGGGTCGAGCGGGCGAGGGCCTACGACGCTTACCTTCAGGCGGCCCGAGACCGAGAGGCCGCCCGTAAAGCCGCGCTCTGGGAGCGGCGACGGCAAGAGACGCTCGAACGGCACTACGAGCTAGGCGACCTCCTCGAGCGGCGGGCGCGGGAGATGATTGCCCGCCCGCTTGAACGTGTAACGAAGACGACGGACGGGCCGGACGGCCCGGTTCGTATTACCCTTGAGCCAGCCCGCTGGACGTTCCGGGACGCGGTCGCGGCGGTCGAAACCGCCGCGGCGATTAAGGCCGGCGTGCTCGACGCCGCCGCGTCAGACCTATCAACGCTCCCCGATGAGACGTTGGCCGATATCGCTACCGCTATAGCTGAGACTCCGGGCGCCTGACCGGGAGGCCCCGTGACGCGTAAGGTTCGCTACTCTGCCCCGCTAGCCCTCCGTGCGTGCGCGGAGCTAACCCGCCGCCGGATTGCCCGCGGCGAAGAAGACCGCGACCGGACCCGCTCGGAGCTTGACCGCTGCGCGGCGGACCCGGCCTACTTTATTGACACGCACGTACGTATTCAGGATACTCAGGGCGACGGCTCGGAACTGCCGTTTCGGCTTTGGGACGGCCAGAGAAGCGTGCTAGCGACGTTCGACGCGTCGGACCGCGTAATCGTCCTTAAGGCACGCCAGCTCGGAATCTCCTGGCTAGCGGTTGCCTACGCCGTCTGGCTGGCCGTCTTCCGCCCCGGGCGGCTAATTCTAGTTTTCTCGAAAGGTCAACTCGAGGCGGACGAGCTACTCCGCCGCGCTCGCTTTATCTACGACCGCCTGCCGGGCTGGATCCAGGCCGTCGCGCCGCACCGGCCGGGACGCGATAAAGCGACGATTAACGAGTTTGGCCTTGCGAACGGGTCGCGGATCCGCTCCCTTCCGGCAACGCGTAGCGCCGGGCGGTCTTTTACGGCAAGCTTAATCCTCTTCGACGAGGCCGCCTTTGCCGAATACGCGGGCGAACTCTATAACGCGGCGAAGCCGACGATCGATCACGGGGGGAGGATCGTCATCTTCTCGACCGCAAACGGGATCGGTGGCTTTTTTCACGCGCAGTGGACGAAAGCAGTCGCCGGCACGAACGGCTTCGCGACTGCGTTTCTGCCCTGGTGGTCGCGACCGGGCCGCGACGCCGACTGGTACGCCCGGGTCCTCGCCGAGGCTCACGACCCGGCACTCGTCCCGCAGGAGTATCCGGCCAATCCGACCGAGGCGTTCGTTGCCTCCGGGCGCTCTCGGTTCCCGTACTCCTGGGTTAGCGCCCAGGCGGCTAACGTCCGAGGGCCGATCGCTGAGGATATAGCCCCCGTCAATCTGCGGGAGATGATCGCTGACGGTTCGCTAGCCCTCTACGCCACCCCTGCCGAGCTAGCCGAGCGGCGCGTCCGGGCGTTTATTTCGGCCGATCCGGCCGAGGGCCGCCAGGCCGAGCGGGGGCGTACGGTTGACCCGGACTACTCCGTCGCCGTACTACTTGACGCCGACGGCACCGAGTGGGGAACGCTCTCTGGCCGCTGGGAGCCGGATGAGTTCGCGGCCCGGCTCTGGACGATCGCTCAAGTCTACCGCGTGCCCGTCTTAGTCGAGCGCAATAACCACGGGCACGCGGTCCTCCTCGGCCTCCGTCACCGCGGCGGGGTGGTCCTCTTAGCCGGTCATGATGGGACACCCGGCTGGGCGACGACGCCAGCGACGCGCCCGGAGGCGATCGCCGCGCTCGCGGCCCGGCTTCGCGACGGCCGCTTGGCGATCCGGAGCCAGGCGACGATCGACGAAATGCAGGTCTTCCGCGTAGATGAGACGGGCAAGGCGTCCGCGCCGCCCGGGCATCACGATGACCGCGTTATGGCCTGGGCAAACGCCTGCGGCTGGCTCGACCGCTTCGGCGGCTTCGAGATGACCGTCTACTAAGAAGGGTTTCGTTGTGCCGAGACGTTCTCCCGCCGACCGCCTCGACGACGCCGCCGCCCGCGACTGGATCGCCGCAACGTTTGGCGCTAAAGCCGCACCTGGCGCCGGGATTAGTGTCCCGGCTGCGTTTCATGACGGCAGCGGGTCGTACGGCCTCGGCGACGCCCGCGCTATGCTTAGCGACATCCTCGGCCTTTCCCCGGGGGCGGACTTTAACTATGAGGCTGAGGCGGGCGATCCGTGGCGTAATACGGCGACAGCCGCCGTCCTCCGTGTTATCGAGGCCAACTTCCCGGAGCCGGACCTGCAGGTCGTCGGTCCCGCTAGGTCAGAGTCTGAAGAGGTCCCGATCGAAGGCGACCCCGGAGCGATGCTCTTTAAGGCCGGGCCGAATCCCGGCTACGACTACTACACCTGGTCAGCGGCGATGGCCACCTTCGCTGTCCTTGACGGCAACGCCTACTCACTGCTGATCACTTCCGAAGCAGGCGTACCCGTCGAGCACTGGTGGTGCCCAAACTGGATGATTGAGCCGGTCTGGGACCGATCCGGTACGCAGTTCGTCGGCGGCTACCTTTACCGTGTCAACGGGCGGGAATACGTACTTCCGCCGGAGTCAGTTCTTCACTGGCGATGGGGGAAGCTCGATCCGCGCAACCCGCGGAAGGGCCTCTCGGCGTATAAAGCCGCCGCCGCCCGCGTCCTCTGCGGCCTAAATGAGGCGGACGGCTTCGTCGCTCAGATCCTTCGGAACGCCGGCGTTCCGTCCGTTATCATCGCGCCGGCTGGGTCCGCACAATCGCTCGGTATCGCTGGCGATCAGGCACGTAGCCTTAAAGCGACCTGGATCGAGCAGCTTGGTGGCGAAAATCGCGGCAAGCCGTTTGTCCCGACGTACCCGGTATCCGTTACTCCGGTCGGCTTCTCACCAGAGCAGCTTGCGCTTGACCGGATTCCGGCCCGGCTCGAAGATCAGGTCTGTGCGCTAACCGGCGTTAACCCGATGATCGCCGGCCTATCCTCCGGCGCCGACCATAAGACCTACGCCAATATGGAGGCGGCGCGGCGTGGACTTTATGACGAACTGCTTATACCGCTACAGAAGTCGCTCGCTGCCGCTCTGACCCGACACTTAACCGGGCGGCCCGGTATGCCGCCGAAAGGGCATCGGTTCCGGTTTTGCTACGACGGAGTTGCCTGCCTTGCGGACGCTCAGGATGCCGTCTGGGATCGGGCCGGTAAGGCCTACGCGGTCTATAAGGGCATTAAGCGAGCAGAGTACCGTCGGCTGATCGGGCAGGAGGCCGGCCCGGAAGACGAAATCTACTACGATCAGGCCAGCGCGGCTGCCCACCAGGCATCTACCGCCGCCTCTGATCCGGTAAGCGTCGCGTCCGCAGGCGACGGCCTGCGAGCGGCGATTGTCGTCACTTACCCGGGCGGCCGGGAGGCCGCCCGCGACCCTTTCGACTTGACCTCGACGCGGCTGACCTCCGGTCAGCAGATCGGGCCGCTAGCGGCCCGGATACGGAGGCAAATACCTACGGGCTGCCCGGCGGCGCTGCCCTCTACCGGGTCCTCCGGAAGCTAACAGCGAAACAGAAAAAGGATTTCCTCTCCGCGATCGCCGGCACGGACCCATCGCTCGGAATCCCGCCGCCAACGGCCTTCCCGTCGCTCGCTGACTACAATGATCCGGCCGCGCGGGCAATCGCACCGGTCTTATCGACCTACTACGACGCCGGCGGCAAAACCCTCCGCGCTAAGATCGGCCTTGACCCGGACGAGTGGCGCGTTACCGATCCACATCTAAAAACCGTAATCGCCAAGGCGGCCTTTACCTTCGCCGCCTCGACGAACGCGACGACGCAGCTTGCGATCGACGAGGCGCTCGAGCGGCTGCGCCGCGAGTTAGTCGAGGGCCTCGTCGGCCGGGGGGAGGAAGTCCGCGAGCTAACGCGACGAGTGAAGGCGGTCTTTACGGAGGCCGAGACCTGGCGTGCCCGGCGGATCGCCGCGACCGAGGCCGCTCGAGCGTTTCACGCCGCCGGGGAGCTATCCGCAATCGAGTCAGGGGTTGTTGCCGGCTGGCAGTGGCTTGTGTCCGCCGACGCGTGCCCGATGTGTTTGATGGTTGCCGCCGAGGCCCGGACGGCAAAACTGCATCAGGCGTTTGCGGTTGTCGGGGATCACCCGGACTATAGTCAGGTTCGGTTTCCGCCGCTTCACCCTCACTGTCAGTGTAGCGTCGTCCCGATCCTCCTTCCGGAGTACGGCGGCCCGCCGGCGGTAGCCTGGGGACCGACGCTCGTTAACCCGAAACCGGGGAAGGTCTACGTCCCGCCAGAGGGCGTAACGGTCCCGATACCGGAGCCGGCGAAGCCGTGGCCTCGGGTTCTACCCGGCCTCGACCTCTCGGACGATGCCCCGGCCGGCCCGGCGATCCCGGACGCCCCGGATACGCCGTCCGCCCCGGCGAATATCCTCAAATGGGAGGCGAAAATTGCGGAGTGGCGTGCCCAGGCCGCCGCCGGCAAGGTCGATAAGCTCTGGATCAAAGAGGCGGTTGCCTACGCCGGCAAAAACCTAACGACGGCCGAAGCGATCCTGCTCGCGGAACGGCTTAACCTTGGTTCGCATCAGACGAAGAAAGCCGCTCTAGCGGCGATTCGCGGCTATATCGAGGCTGTGCTCCCGCCGTCGCTCGCCGAAGCGCCGGATCCGGACGCCGTTGACTTACAGAAAGTCCTTGACGCGTTCGCCGCACTCTCGGCGCTTCACGCCGACGCCGAGGCCGGCAAGACGACGGCCGAGGCCCTCGAGTCCGCCTTAAAAGCTCTCGTTGCCGGACTAAACCTCGGCGAGCTTAAGGCGCTCGCTGGCCAGTACGGGGTAAACGCCTCCGGTAAGACGAAGGTCGGCGTACTCGGCCCGATCCGCGCGAAGCTCCTCGCCGCCCTAAAGGCCGCGAATCAAGAGGCGTCTGTATCGCTCTCGCAGCAGCTATCCTTAGACGATCTCGCCTAGGACGAATCTCCTACGGAGCGATCCGCGGGCACGTTTTACGTTTTACCGCACGGGAGGGCTTCATGAAGACCCGGCTCCGCACGCTTAACTTCGAGATTAAGTCGGCTGATACGAAAGCCGATGGTGTCCGCTACTTCGAGGGCTACGCTGCCGCAACGAATAACGTTGACAGCTACGGGGAGATCCTCGCTCCGGGCTGCTTCGCTCAAGATCTGCCGAAATTTCTTGCGGACGGATTTATCGGCGGGCTTAATCACAATTGGGACCAGCCGATCGGGCGACCGGTCGCGGCGGCGGAGGATCAGCGTGGCTTATACTGCCGCGCCGAGCTTGTCGACACGCCGCACGCGGCGGAGTGTCATACGCTCATAAAGGCCGGCGTCTGCCGTAAGCTATCAATCGGGTTCCGCTCGCTTACCCGGGAGTTTGTCGATCACCTTGATGACGTGCGCAAGTACTGGGATAGCGTCAGCTATACGCCGACCGATGAGGATCTCGACCGGGCGAGCCACGGAGCAACGATCCTCCGCCGCGTCCGACTTTATGAGCTCTCTCCGGTTATGAAGCCGGCGAACGAGGCATGCGAGATCACACACGTTAAGGCGGGGGCCACGCGTGGCGGGCTACGCCTGGAAGAGCAGCTCGACGCGGCGCTGGCTGCCGTCGCCGAGGCGTGCGAGCGGACGGAGCAGGTCGCGGCAAAGCGGGCCGAGTCTGGCCGGTCGGTATCGCCCGCCCGGCGGGCAACGCTCCTGCGGATCCGCGACCGAGTTGACGCCGCCCTGCGGGCGACCGCGTCGACGGTTGACCCAGAAGAAGTCCTTCGCTTGCAGGCGGACCTTCTGGCGCTCGACCTCGAGGCGCTCTCCTAAGGGCGTCGCCGGAGACGTATCCCCTAGGAGGGGCCCTCGCACTAGCAGAGGCGAAGACCGACGATGTTTCTGACCCCCGAGCAGCACGCCGCAAAGGTTCGCGAGCTGCAACACAAAACCGCGAAAGCGAAGGAACTCGTCGCCCGCGGTAACGAGATGACGCAGGAGGACCTAATGGCGGCCAAAGCCCTCCGCGAGGAGTGCGTGGCGCTCCAGGCGGAGATTAAGGCTCACGCCGAGGCGGTCGCCCAGCGCGAGGAGATCCGCGCAACAACCGGCGAGCTCGACCGTTTCCTCTCCGCACCGAGTCGCGGTCTACCGCTTCCTGATGGCGCCGACCCGTTTATACAGCCGGCCGGCGCGACGTACGTCGAACGGACGGCGGATCGTGATACGCTCTTTCAAGACGGCGCCGGAGTCTTCGGCGAGGAGACCTGGCGTGCGGTTAACGCGCCGGAGTATAAGCGGGCCTTTAGCCGCTACCTCCGCGAGGGCCGCGGCGGCCTCCGCGCCGCCGAGCTTAAGACGCTCGAAAGCGGTATCGACCCTCAGGGCGGCTATCTCGCACCGGCTGATCAGCTCGCGCAGCTCGTTAGCCGGAAGCCGACCCCAACGCGTGTCGCCGGCCTGGTTAGCAACTACCAGACCGCCCGCGAGTTTGTCGAGCTGATGAAGGTCAACTACTCGGCGTCAAATATCTACACGACCGGTTTCCGGGTCACAAAGACGGGCGAGAACCCCGCCTCTGTTACCGCGGCCCGCGTTACGGATTCTGACCTTTTCGGGTCAATTACGATCCCGGTCCATACGTTTATGCTAACCGGCGTGCTCACGAACAATCAGCTCGAAGACGCCGCCCTTAACGTCCTTCAGTGGGCGACTGACAAGTTCCGGGAGACGATTGATCTCCTGTGGGATGACAAAATCCTTAACGGGACCGGCCGACAGGAGCCGCAGGGAATCCTAATGGCGCCCGGAACGCCGAACCAGCCGGACGTAGTCGTCTCTGGCAACGCCTCCGCGCTGACGGCCGACGGCCTACTTGACCTCAATCTCGGGATGCCCGAGCAGTATGACGAAAACGGGCGTTACGTAATGAACAAGACGAACGCCTGGAAGACGGTCCGGAAGTTCAAAGACTCCGCGAGCCGCTATCTTATCGGCCTCGGCGATCAGGAGAACGGCCTCTCGGGCCCGGCCCGCCGGACGATCGACGGCTACCCGGTCATTTTCTCGGGCTTTATGCCCGACCAAGGGCCGAACGCGTATCCGGTGATCTTCGGTGATTTTCGCGGCTATCAGCTCGTCCAGCGGGTCGGCTTTTCGATCCAGGTCCTCCGCGAGCTATACGCCGAGATGAATCAAGTGGCGATCGTTGGCCGCGTCCGTTTCGGCGGGATGGTGCTTGAGCCGTGGCGGCTTAAAATTCAGAAGTGCTCGACCTAATCGGATCGGGCCGCAATAACGCAATGCGATCCTAGAGGCGAGGGGGGTACCCCCCCCCCGCCTCTTTCCTATCCGGCCTGCATTCCGAGGGACTTTACCCGTGAACCGAAATTTGACTTACTCCGTAAAGACAGTCCGCGTCGCGAACGCGACCGCGGCCGGAACGACGCCCGTGAATAGCGCGGCTGTCGATACGCTCGGGTACGAAAGCGTCCGGGCGATCGCTCTTCTTGGCACGCTAACCGCCACGCAGGCGACGAGCCTTACGCTTCAGTATTCCGACGACGGATCGACCGGCTGGACGGACGCGTCCGGCGTCGCAACCGGCAACGCCGCCGACGCCGACTCGAACAAAATCCTGATTGCCGACTTGCACCGGCCGACGAAACGATACGTCCGCGCCGTGCTTAACCGCGGTACGGCTAACGCGGTACTCGACGGGATCCTAATCGAGCTATCGTGTGCGTCGCACCGGCCGGTTGCGCCGGATTCGACGGTTAGTCAGCAGGTTATTAAGCACTCCGCGGTCTAATCTGCCGCCCTCGGCCGGGGCGCGGCGGGGCGGCCTAAACCCGGCCGCCGGCGGGTTCGCAGCCCGCCCCGGCCCTTCCTTTCTGCCTAACCGGAGGCATAGGCGTGGCGTCCGAACCCTTGCTTACGCCAGCGGAGGCGGAGGAGGCGTGGCCCTCTTACGGCGAGCTGCCGGAGGCGCGTAAGGTCTCCGTGCTCGCTGCCGCCGACGGGCTTATCGAGCAGGTCGTCGGCTATCCGATGGGCCTGACGACGTACCGGCACGCGGAACAACCCGGACGATCGCGCCGCGCCCGGCTCCGCGGTCGCCCGGTCGTTAGCGTTGACCGCGTCGCGGCCGACTGGACGGCGGCCCTTGCGATCGTTAATACGTCCCCGAATCATCAACGGGCGTTCGTTACGTTTGCCGCGAACGCGTGGACGTTTACCTCGGTGACCGCCGGTATATCGACGACGGCGACGATCGACCTAACAGGGTTACCGACGCTTACCGACGTAGCGGCAGCGATTACGGCCCTCGGCGAGGGCTGGTCGGCGACGGTCGAGAGTGCCCTTGACCTTTGGCCAAGCGCCGTACTCGCCCCGCCGGCGGGCACCTTCGGGGCGCTCGGCGGAGGGGTTTCCGTCGGCCTCTACGCCCGTGATCTTCGCGAGTGGGACCTCGTCGAGGACCGCGGCTGGCCCGAAGTCGAGCTTTACGAGTCCTTCGCCGATGCCCCGGCCTGGCCGACGCGGCGGGTCGGTATCGCCCGCTCTTCCCGTGCCGCCTCAGTCTGGCTCGAGTACCGCGCCGGTTACGCGACAGCGGACGTGCCGGCGATCATTAAGGATGCCGCCCGGCTGGCGGTTAAGGTACTCAGTGAAAAGATCCGGGCGACCGGGATCTTTAAGTCTGAGGCCCTCGGCGTGCGATCCTATACGCTCTCAGATATCGACGGCGCGGCGCAGGCGACCCTCCGCGACCTGCTTTCTGACTATCAGCGTATCGAGGTCATCTAGCCGATGGCGTTCGAAGATCTCTGCGGTGACCGGATCATCGCCTACACAAAAACCTACGCCAATGTACGTGGCGTTAAGGTCGAAACGCGGACGCCGTACGCGACGCGGGCGTCGGTTCAGCCGATGAGCGCCTCGCGTCTCTACGCTCACGGAATCGAGGGGGCGCGGACCGGCTATACCGTCTTCTCGAGCCGGTTCCCCGACGGGCTAACAACGGGCGATACGATCGAGTGGCCGCGGTTCCGCAAGACGCTGCTCGTTCTTGCCGCTCCGCGGGTAGACGGCTCGTCGGATATCGCCGACTCTGGGACGGTCTATACGGTCGACTGCCTGGAGTTAACCTAAGCGTGGCGCCTATCGTACAGTCTGAGTGGAACGGCGATGCGGTCAAAGCCGCGATCAAGGCGGAGCTAGCTAAGCGGATTCAGGCGGCGGCACTTATTGTCCTCGGCCGCGCCCGCGAGCTACTCTCGACGGCCGGTACGCTAACAGCCGGCGAGGTCTCTCGGCGGGCGAGGACTGACGCCCAGTTCCGCAAGCAGTTTAACCGGCGGAACTACGCCTACCGGCTTCTTAAGGGGGAGGAACAGTACCTTAAGGTGACCGCGAAAGGTACCTTCCGCGCCTATAAGCCAAGCTGGGGCTGGAAGAAAAAGGCGTAGGGGTTATATGGCTACTCTAAAGATTGCCTCGAAGACGCGGATCTACGGGGCGCTCCGGTCGAAGCCTGGCGAGCCGCCGTATAAGCAGACCGGTCATCTCCGCCGCTCCGTGTCTTGGGAGTATGACGCTAACAAGATGATCGCCCGGGTCGGATCCCCGCTTGCGAAGGCCCGCTGGCTAGAGCTAGGTACGCGGCGAATGGCGGCCCGGCCTTGGCTCCGCCGGGCGCTGCTCGAGTCAAAAGGCAAGATTCGCGAGATCCTCGGCGTTAACACCGGATAACCGCTCTATGGCGACTATCTTTCATCGCCCACGGAATCACCTTGCCGCGCGGACGGCGGCAGCCCGATTAGCCGGCGAGATGGCCTTAACGCTTCGTGCTGGTGAGGGAGCCGCCTTTGGGACGCCGTCTACTACTGAGCCGCTCTACGTCGCCGCCTATACGCCCACCGCCGTCGATGCGTACGGCCGCGTAACGGACACCTCCGGTTACGTCGGCCTAGAGATAACCGGCCGGGTCGGGGACGTACTAACGATCGGCTCAGTCCTCGGGCCGGATATTGACCTGCCGGCCGGCTCCCGAATCTACGGGATGCTATTAGCTGAGCATCTAATTGAGATCCAAGACGCGGTCGCCGCTATCGAAACCGGCAGCGGCGCGACGACGCTTAACGAGCTCTCTGACGTAACGCTCGGGACGCCGACGGCCGGTGAAGTACTCCGCTATAACGGGACGGCTTGGGTTGATGCGGCGATTCAGGCGGCGGACCTACCGGACCTCTCGGCGACCTACGCGACGACCGCTCATACGCACGCGGCCGCTGACGTAACCTCAGGCGTCCTGCCGGTCGCTCGCGGGGGAACCGGAGCCGCGTCAGTTAGCTCCGGCAATCAGGTTTTCGCCTCCCCGGACGCGGCGTCCGGGGCGCCGTCATTCCGCGCCCTCGTTGCGTCAGATATCCCGGATCTCTCGGCGACCTACGCGGCCGTAAGTCATACGCATACGGCGGCGGCGATTAGCAACTTTAACGAGGCGGTCGAGGATCAGGTCGCGTCTCTCCTCGTCGCCGGGTCCGGCATTGCGCTAACGTATAACGACGGAGCAGGGACGCTAACGATCGAGGCGACAGGGACCGGGCTTACCGACGGCGATAAAGGCGATATTACCGTCAGCAGCTCGGGGGCGACCTGGACGATCGACTCCGGGGCCGTAACCTACGCGAAGATTCAGAACGTATCGGCGACCGACCGGCTTCTTGGTCGCGCCTCGTCCGGCGCTGGCGTTATCGAAGAGATCGCCTGTACGGCCGCCGGGCGGGCGATCCTCGACGACGCGGACGCCGCGGCTCAGCGGGCGACGCTCGGCCTCGTTATTGGCGCCGATGTACAGGCGTACGACGCTGATCTAACCGCGCTCGCCGCGTTAACCGGCACGAATACGATTTACTATCGCTCCGCTGCGGATACGTGGTCGGCTGTAACGATCGGCTCAGGTCTAACCTTTAGCGGCGGGACGCTCTCCGCGTCCGGCGGAGGCGGCGCGCCGACGGACGCGCAGTATTTGACGCTCGCGACTCACGGGACGCTCTCCGCGGAGCGCGTCCTTACGCCGGGGACCGGGCTTGAGGGGGCTGACGGCGGCGCCGGGGCGGCTTATACGTTAACAACGAAGACGCCACACCTGGCGACCTTTACGACAAGCGGGACGTGGAATAAGCCGTCCGGCTATCGCTTTCACCGCGTTATCTGTATCGGCGGGGGCGGCGGCGGCGGCTCCGGACGCTATGATACATCCGGAACGTGTGCGGGCGGCTCAGGCGGGTCTGGCGGCGGTATCTCGGAGTGTATCTTTGCTGACGCGGACCTACCGTCCTCGGTTGCCGTGACGATCGGCGCGGGCGGTAACGGGGCTGCAGCGCAGAGTACCGTCGGGCAGAACGGGAATAACGGGACGCCGGGTGGTGATACGAACTTCGGGACGTATCTAAGCGGCAAGGGGGGCGGTCGCGGTAACGGCGGCGGGACGGTAACGGCCTCCGCCAACAACCCGGGTGTCGGTAATAAGGCCGACGGCGGTAGCGGCGGCAACGGGACCGCCAACAATACGGGCAACACCCCGGCGGCGGCTGGCGGCGCGGGCGGCGGAGGAGGCGGGTCAGGTACGAACAGCAGCACGACCTACGACGGGGGCAGCGGCGCGACGAGTGTCGGCGGTACGGCGGATGGCGGCAGAGGCGGCGCCGCCGGAGGCGGCAACGGCTCCTCGCCGGCTAACGAAACGATTCCCGGCATGTGCGGCGCGGGCGGCGGAGGAGGCGGGTCAGCGACATCTGGGACGGCCGGGGCCGGGGCGACCGGTGGATTCCCTGGCGGCGGGGGCGGCGGGGGCGGCGCGCTTCGAGGCTCAGGCGTATCCTCTGGAGCGGGCGGTAACGGGGCAGACGGAGCGTGCTGGGTCTACTCCTTCGGGTAATACCGGTGACTCGCTACGCGATTCTCCGCAGCGGCCAGGTCGAGAATATCATCCGCTGGGATGGTCAGACGCCCTGGTCGCCGCCGGCCTGTACGATTGCTATCGTACTTCAAGAGGACTCTCCGGTTAGCGCCGGCTGGACCTACGACGGCACGACGTTTACGCCTCCGTCTACAGAAGAGGGTGCGGAATGATTCCGTGTGCCTTTGCAGGCCTCCCCTACCTACCCCCGCCCGAGGGCGAGGCCAGGTCGCTGCAAGACGCTCTCTGGGTCTATCTAACCGAGCGTGCCGAGCTTCGCGCTGGCTTTCTCCGCTCGGGCCGCGGGCCGGACGAGTGGCTCTGGCGCAATTACGCTCCGCCGTCGGCGCCGCTGCCCGTCGCTGTGCTGGTAACGGCCGGCGAGGGCGACTATCAGACGACGCTTAAGGACGGTCATACGTTTGAGGTTGCCGTTCAAATAACCGTCTACGGCTCCGAAGCGGAGGCGGTCGAACTCGGCGGCCTAATCGACGAGGCGTTACTTCCAAGAAAGGACCCGCCGTACGAGCGGTTCAGCTGGTCGCCGACGGTTGGTACCGGCTACGAGATGACGCGTTGGCCTAGCCCTGGCAACGCGACCGAAGAAGACCCGGACCGCGGCCGGGACGGCGCGCCGGTCTATGCCCGCCGCGTGCACTGGACGTTTCTCTGCGGACGCTCTTACTCCTAACATCACCCTCGCCCGGGAGACGCCCCCCTAATGCCCCTCGATACCCTTTCCGTCGGCCTAAATCTCCGAATGACCTCGGCGGTTGATTCGCACTCCCGTAAGCTTAAGGACGATTTCGGGCGTAATTACGTGCAGCAGTTTACAATCGGCTCCGGTGCCGCGAACCGGGCGAACAAGGGGTACGCCGACGTACGAACGCTTAACGGGACCGAGACGCTTGATCTTTCCGGTTCGCTGACGAACGGTGTCGGTGATACCTGCGCGTTTACTCAGGTTAAGTTTTTATATGTCCGGCACCTCGGGACGAGCGGCACACTGACGGTAGATACCGAGGTCACGAACGGCGCGACGACGCTCGTTAAGTCGATCGTCCTACAGGCCGGCGATGAGTTTCTTGTGCGCTGGTCGGCCGGTCGGGCGATTACGGCCGGCACCGCGGACCTGCTCCGGATTACGAGTTCGACGAACCTTGACTACGAGATCGCGATTGCCGGTGAGTGACCCCCCCCGGCGCGCCGGACCTCTTGACGAGGACCTCGCCCGAGAACCGTAGCGGAGTGATACGCCCGTGTCTCAGGTTTACCTTGCCGGTAAGAACGCCGTTGCTACCTTCAAAGAGGCACTAGCCGTCATGGACGGTAGCTATGACGCTGAGTCTGAGTTTGATGAAATGACCAATACGAAGTCGGGCGGGTTCTACTCTTCCGT